ATCTAATTGGTGATTCATCCTTCCGAAGAGACGAGTAGCGAGCTATCGCCAGGTACGAAAGCCGATCTTCCGATAGTTACTCTTCTTCTTGTTTCCCAGTATTAACTGTAAACTGTTACAGGTGATCAGTAGAAGCAAGGATAGCTATTCCCCCCCTGTTCGTTGTGTCAAAGACAACAACGAGTGAATCCAGCCCTCTCGGTACTATTTTCACTTGTCTAGTTGTTAACAATTAGATATTATACAAATTGCACAAACTAACTCTTTCTAATTTGTTTCAGGTGTCAAGACGATCGATTTGAGAAGACAAAGACAGTTGAAAGAAGGGATCTGACATCCAGGAGGTAAAATCACTTACACATCTTAATGCAAACAATGTAACATTCTAATTAATATTGATTTTCAACAGGATGCATCCGTTCGAAGAGCCAGACGATTACAACAGTGAAGAAGATGATGAGTACATGTTGGAAGATGAAGGAACTTTGAGTGATATGCATTTGGCAAGTGCTATCAATTTGGATCAACTTCAAGAGTTAATGTATCCAGGAAGCATTAAGTATAACATAGATCTTCCGTACTACTTAAAAGATGAGTTCAAAGAGATAGAAGGAATTTGTATGGAGAGAGGATCTGATATGGAGTTAGGAATGTTAACACCTTCTCTAACTTTCTCATCTCCAGGAGGACCACTGTCAGATATGGACCTACCTTCGTACAATGATATATCCCGATTGGTGTATGATGCTCTGAAGAAAAGGGATATTCAAATTCCAATCTCTTCAAATAAGGTCACAGCCAATCTTCCGGATGTGATGATATATCAGAGGTGGGGTATTGTGTTTGCAGAACTATTGAAGATGATTTGTACCAGGGCAGAGATCGCTCGGGGAGGATTTGAACCAGTTTATGAAGGAACAAATATCATTGGAGATATTGGTCACAGTGAGTTCCAGGTCGACGGAGTATGGTATCAACTCACTGCAAGGAAGAACTTTACAACTTTATACGATCACAAGAAGAATGTAATGTATATCGGCAACATACATTCTCTTCTGTTACTTATGGACACCTTAGGCCAGAGAATTTGTCTGATGGTATCTAATCAGATAGCAGGACTGTACAAAACTCCAGGATGGATAGTCAGAAGCAAATTGGACAATATATTATCCATAGGTGACAGTATACTTCAGATCATGGGGAACGATGGATATGATGTGATTGCTATGTTTGAGTCATTAGTGATCGGAAAGATATTGAAGTCATCTGGAGATGAAGTTACTGAATGTCATAAGTTCCTGTTCAACTGTATGACAGAAGTGGAAACTATGCTGATCAACCAAAAGCACAGAACTGAAATAATGGGATTAGTGCATAAGTGGCTAACAGTATTTGATACTTTGAAGATCAACGAGTTATCAAATGTATTCTGCCTTTATCGCTGCTGGGGGCATCCTGTCGTCAACATTTATGAAGGGATGAAGAAAGTGCACACGATCGGAACTGAAGAAAAGGATGTAGATCCCAATGTAGCTATAGATATCTTGTGTCAGTTCAGAAAGAACTTCCTCATGAACTATTATGCAAAGCATCATTATTATCCAAAGGTCACAATTTCAGAAGAAGTGGAAGGATCATATGTTGCAAGATGCATATTATCGAATACATCAATGGAGGAGATGTATCCTACATATAACACTAATGACTTTATGGGAATCGAAATTCTTAAGATATGGGATGTCCCGATAACATATGATCTTTGTCACATTTTAAATGACAAGGCTGTTTCCCCCAATCAAGACGAGCTCACAGAGACAGTTCAACAATACAGCAATACAACTGCTGGTCAGAATCGAAGAGGTTTAATGAGATGGCTGAAGGGCAAGAGTCTGAATTGCAGGGACTTTCTATCAGAGATAGACGAACAAGGTCTACCAGAGAATGAATGTATTATCGGAATGTATGAGAAAGAAAGAGAAATAAAGATCAAAGCAAGAATGTTCTCATTGATGTCTGAAAGAATGAGATATTATTTTGTTCTTACAGAAGACCTCATGGCAACACATGTTTTACCATTCTTTCCGGAGATCACTATGAAGGACTCTCAAAATGTGCTCCAAAAGAAATTTTGGACAATAGGAGGAATGGGAAAAGATGCCAGTCTAGATGTAAACATAAATATAGACTTTTCCAAATGGAACTCAAATATGAGAGATAGCTTGACCAGACCATTGTTCCAGCAGATCGATACAATGTTTGGTTATGACAATCTTATAGCAAGGACTCATGAGATCTTTGAATCATCTTTCATTTACTCTTCATCAGGAAAGTATGTCCCTATCATTGAAGATGGAAAATTGAAAGAAGATCCTCCAATGGCTTATAGAGGTCATAAAGGCGGTTTTGAGGGGTTGAGGCAAAAAGGTTGGACAATTGCAACAGTATGTGCCTTGTTGAGTATTTCAGAAAGGAAGAGTGTCAGAATGAGACTAATGGGGCAAGGAGACAATCAAATTGTTAGAATTCTCATGCCAACACAAAGATGGAATGCTAACGAACTAGAAAGAGACGAGATGGAGGAAAATGCTAGACATATTCAGAAGATATTCATTGAGGACATGGAGTTGACTTTTGAAAGTGCATGTTTGCCCATAAAGGTTAGAGAAACATGGATATCAACAAGATTGTTTATGTACGGAAAAATGATCTTACATGATGGTTTAGCCATGCCACAATGGTTTAAGAAGGTGCTCAGATCATATGCATTGACTAATGAGGGACAAGTAACTGTATCAGGAGTAGTCGGGACAATTGCAACAAATATGGCATCAGCAGCAGGATTGTGTGAAATGCCGGATGTCATGTATATTATCTTTATTGCTATGGCAGAATGGTCTTTGAATTATTTGTTGGAATATCACCCTTTCACACGGAAATGTGTGCTAAAGGAGCACCAATACACTGTGAAAATCCCTGGAGCAAAGCTTCATAAGAGAAATTACACAGTTCATTCTGTGAATAAAAGAAGATTGATTGCATCCATGATTCTAATTCCCACATCTGCAGGGGGCAGTGTGACTATACCGCTAACAGGATTCATTATGAGAGGTTTTCCAGACCATGCATCAGAAGCATTCTCCTGGATCAAGATGCTCATGGAAGTTAAAAGTCCATTTCAGATAATGTTGAGAAATTGGTATTCTTTTAAAGCTAACGATTCTATACAACCAGACATGTTAATGCAAAGTCCTGCTTCGATCAATTTCCTGAAGCCCCCAATACCCAGTTTCCAAGGTAGAGTTGCTGTCAGAGACTTTATTCTGTCTGGTAGCTTTGATGACAATCAATTTATTAGTGAGGCAGGAACCATACTGGAGTCTTTTGACAGAAAGAAGATTTGTAGTGCCATGCTGACAGATCCTATGAATCCATTTGTCATGTCAGAAATCTACTCCACTTATGCTCATGTCTACATTGATGGAGTATTAAAGAGAATCGAAAACACCGGCACCATTAAGAAGATGGCCAAGCAAGCACAGACAAAAGCTCAAGTCATTCGTAAGATGATGGACAATGAACACAACTTCATAATGTTTCTCTGCTGGAGAGCTATGATAAAGGGTGAAATATTATCAATGTGTGCAACTAAACATACCAGGATGGCAAGGAACATTGGATGGGGTAGAGAGATCACAGGAGTTACAACACCTCATCCGTTAGAATTATGCACTGGAACTATCTGCCACGGGAGACAAGATGGATGCCCTCTCAGCGACTATGTATATGTCAGGATAGATAAACATGGAGAATTTGTACCATATTTAGGCTCCAAGATAAAATGCAAGGTGGTTTCAGAGCAAGATATTGATGCAAGAAGAGAACCTCTGATAGCCGCAGGAGCTAGAATATGCAGATATGCTGCTTGGCTAGGGATAGGTCCGAAATTGATGGAAATTGTTCATACAAACATATCAATTGTATGTGACACATCAATATATGATAAATTCATTGATGATGATCCAAAGGGAATGTTGTCTTCCGGATCAATTGATCACCGGTTTAATCCTGCAGGAGCTTCTGAAGGAGTATTTATTAATTATGCTCCACAGCTAGGCTGTAACGTTTATATATCCAGTGACTGTATGCCCACTTATGGAAGAGGACAGACAAATTATACCTTACATTTTCAAGCAGTTTATTGCTGGCTACAATATATATCCTGCAGAAGGACAGATGATGTATTTATGCATTATCATATAGAGTGCGAAGATTGTGTTGTGCCAACGGTTGACTCAATTACTGACATTGAAAGACCTTTTCCATACTTCAGGGAAATATATCCTGCTAGAGTCAAGGAAAGCATTACCAGAGCCCTGGGATTCATAAATAGGAGAGGAAATCTTGACATCATGAGTGATGTGAAGTCATTGTGCTACAAAGCAGATTTTGACGACTTTAAATCTGGACAATTGCAGAAAGGAGTCATGTGGATCCTGGCAGTAAAGATAGGATTCGGACTATATCACGGAGGGAGGTCTGGCTCAGATGATACTAGGGTTGAGGATCTTCAAGAATATCCTAGGATATATTCTTATAAACTCTACCGTGATAAATTGCTGATCAACATTGCTCACGTTCTGATTGTGTTAGCAGCAATCGAGATAGATAAAGTTCCAGAAGGGGTAGAATTGCCGAAAGTTAGGAAGAGAGCAACTGATAAGCTGTTGGGAAAGCATATTGGTGGATTTAAAGGGTTGGGTGGTCTGACATTGGGAAGAACTGATGAAAATCCATCAAATGGACACCTCTTTATGTCGGGCACTTTTCCCGAAACAGTCTTCTCCATACTCAATACTTCCAAGACAGCATTGATTGAAACAATCGGTCAAGTGGGAACCATTTCACTTGAAGAATTGGGCCATATTCCTGTAGCAAAGGGATCTCTCACAAATAAGCAATACAGATTTCTGATTATGATGAGATGCACATTGGAACACCATTGTTCTCATTACTTCAGACATTTTAAATCTATACCCGAAGATGAAGAGAGTCATCCGAGCTGTCCACACCAGTGTGTGTGTTGGTCATTAGCAAAGACTCCAATGGTGGACATGAGTTTGGATAAGATGGTCAAATCCTTGGCAGTATTAAAGGAGAAGAGGAATTTGCCGGATGTTGGATGGGGATACATGACATACTCTTCTGAACCTGTTGTTTGTAGAATTGAAACACCAAGATCATTCTCTATGGGAAATAGGTCAATTGAGGTACAAAGGCCAAGAACAGTATTCAGAGAAATCACACTACCTACATCTAGCATATATAAGTGGTCAGGTGTTCTGTACAACAATCCCTTACAAAAGCACATAATTGTATTGGGAGATGGAACTGGTGGTACATCATTATTAGTCAAGGCATTGAACAGATCATCACTTGTTTATCCTTGCTCCTATTTGGAAACTCATAAGATTATTCCACAAGACTTGGGATGCTTAATGCCTCAGATCTCCAGAGGGTATGAGGGGATATCTAGTAGAGTAATGCTCAATGTCCCTGATGACATTAGACACCCCAAATGGGTTGAAAAGATGAGCCGGGAGATCAATGATTTAGGAGTGAACCAAACCTCTATAGTTTGTGATATTGAGAATCTAAATCTCTCAATTATCTTGGGTCTGTTGAGACAGCTTCCAAGATCTGTTAAAGTGATTATCAAAGTGTTTTCTCTGGATATAATCAATGATCCTGCTTGTGTTGTTGGATTGGACAACATGGAGGTTGGTTTCTCTCCGCACTTGAACCTGGAAAATTACGAGATATTCCTCTCTGGAACAGTGGAATGTAATGCATGTCCGGATCTAGATGAGCTAATAGGATGTATTCTGAATGTTTACGGACATAAGAGAGAGAAAGAGACTGATCTACTCATTCAGGAAATGAAGCTAATTGATGAGTCTTTTTATCTCATGAAGAATATATCTGTTTCTTTGTCTCTTGCACACATCAACAATTTAGGTGTGGCTATCAACAAAGAGACTCTCAGGTTGGATGGTTTGGAATTTTGGGGCTACGCTTTACAATTTATCAACAGACACTATGTGGAGCCTACTCAACGAGTCTTTGTGACTGACAAAAGGACTATCAATAAGAAGATCAAGAGAAATATTACCAGAGCCCTGAGGATAATATTGGGAATTGTTGTCAATCCTCGCTATATGCTTGTTGAGAAAAAGTGGGGGATTAAAACATCAAATAAATACAAAGTAAAAGGAATGAACCTCACTCTGGAATCTGGATATGATAACATGGACGTCAGGTTGACTAAGAAGGACAAGTTAGCAGCAGAATGTCTCTATTGCTTTTGGACACAGAAAATGGGGAAAGTCTCTCTAGAGCCAAATGAGAATTGGATGAAGAGATCCTTAAAGGTGAGATCTTTTGCAGATAGTATGTCCGAGCATTCTTCTCATGATTATATCAATGTCCATGAGACTGATTGAAGCAATGGGACTGTTTATCATAGTGTATGTGGAGTTCAAGGCAGTAAGGTAGTAAGAAAAACCACATGATACATCTCAGTATAATTTACTAAGAAAAGATGATCCGAATTATTATCTGTAATCAGTGTTCAGTTTCTATAGTACGTTGAGGTATCTTTGTAGTTACATGCTCTAAGTAAGTGTAGAACAAAGCACTCTATTGATCGACCGGAATCTCGTCATTCGACTATAGCGGTCTCTCAGAATATGACCAGCTCTAAAGAGTGGAAGTAGGAAGTTGACAGGTT